CTAGATTTGCTAAGATGATAACGGGAACTACTAGTATGTCTAGTGGTGATAACGGAATTCCAACTAGTACAACAGATCAAAATACTGCCCTAATTGGAGATGCATCTGTTGATCCAAAGACTGGTATGCAATCTCTTGATGATGAGGTTTTAAATATCTCACTGGCGATTGTTCCTGGTATTACTGCTCAAACTGTTCAGAATGCTCTCATAACTCTTGCTGAAAGCACTCAAGCATTCCTTGCTGTTGTATCACCTCCTTACGCTGTTGGTACTGTGCAGAACGCAATTGATTGGAGTAATGGACAAACCGATACTAGAACCGCAGCTATTACTAGTAACTACGCTGCTATTTACTGGCCTTGGGTCCAAACGTTTAGCGTCAATGATGCTAAGGACAGATGGTATGATCCAGGTATCTACGGTATTCGCCAAATGGTTCATACCGATGCTGTTTCAGATCCATGGTTTGCTCCCGCTGGATTTATTAGAGGTCGGTTAAATAGACCTACTGATACAGAAGTCAAACTAAACCAAGGGGATAGAGACTCCATGTATAGTGGTGGAAATGTTCTCAATCCTATTGTAAACTTTGTAAGACAAGGCATTACTATCTTTGGGCAAAGAACTGCTCAAAGAAACCCAACTGCTCTTGATAGGATTAATGTTAGAAGACTTCTAATTCAAGTTAGAAAGGTTATTCTTGAATCAACTAGACGATTTGTATTTGAGCCAAATGATGAGTTCACTTGGTCACAGATAGAAGGTGTGTTAAACCCCTTCCTTGATGATATTAGGAGAAGAAGAGGTATAACTCAATTTAGAGTTGTTTGCGACGAAACCGTTAACACTCCAGCTAGGGTTGATAGGAATGAACTATGGTGTAAAGTCCTCATTAAACCGACTAAGACAGCAGAAATCCTCATCTTTGAGGTTAATTTAACAAACCAATCCGCTCAATTAGGAGGAGCGTAATAAGCCATGGCCGATACAGAATTTTATAAAACTAATAGAACCGTACCTACTGACTCTTCTATTCCTTTAATTACTACGGATTTAGATTCAGTAAGGGCATACCAGTTTGAGGTTCAATTTACTAATGCTCCAGAGATTGATGCACAAGAAGCTACTTTAGCAGCTAAATCAGTTGGTACAACTGGTTTCAGTGTTGCTGATATCGTAGTCAATAGAGTAAATGATAAAGTGCATTATCCTGGGAAGCCTAGTCCAGAATCCCTCACTATTACATTCGATAATATCCTAAGAGATACCGTAGATAAGGATCTGTGGGATTGGTTCAAGGGTACTTATGATCCCATGACTGGTCACTTAGGGGCTATGGCAGATCAGAAGATTGCTTCCATGAAGGTTCATCAGCTTAACCATGATTTAACTATAAGAGGTTCAACTGTATACTATGGTGTGTATCCAACCTCATATAAGTTAGCAGAGTTTAACTATGCTACGGATGAGTTTCATACAATTGAAGTAACCTTCCGATATGATTTCATGGAACAGACTAGTAAGATTGGATAACTAGAGGTCCGAAAAACGTATAGTATTTTAGTAATATAGATTTACAAAGGGCCAGTATTTCTTAGGGGATACTGGCCTTTAATCACTATTATAATATAACCATGGAAATCTTTCACCAACTTCTCGAAAGCTACACACTTATCAAAAAACGTAAGTTCCGTGTATTGCGAGAAGCTCAAGAAGGGGGAATGGACCCTAGAGTTGCGATAGCATCTCAGGTAATAGCCGCTAATGTTGCAGGCATCCCACAACAAATGCAACAGTTCGAAGTTCCTAATAAGTCTCCAACTGCTGCCAATCCTACAGTTAAAGTTGAGGTATATACCCAAGGAGGTATTAATGTAGGTGGAAGACACGCTAAATGGGATGGACAACTTTTATCTGTATCTAAAAATCCAGAGGATTTCCAAGAGATACTCACAATGCTTGCTGGAAAAGGGGAAGGAGAAGCACCACAACAAACTCAAAAGACAGCCCCAGTATCTACAGCAAAATTACCAGGGCAACATATAGCAGCTAAGTATAGTGAGCTTGAGGAGGCGTTTATAAAATTAGATAGGGTAGCTAGAAAGCTTCATCCTAAAATTTTGGAAAGTGATGAATTTAAGAAGTTTGCTGAAAGAGACCCAGAGACATCGGAAAAGTTACGAGATGAAGACTATTTTGCAAGTTTCTTCGGTGGTGCAAAGAGTCAGGGTCTAGAGAGTAAAATTGCAAATGCTATAGGTATAACATTTGATGAGACGGGTTTAGTAAGTTTATTAGGAGATGAAGATCCCTTAGTACGACAAACAGTAATAGACACTGTAAAAAGTTTAGAAAGAGCATTTGACCTTCTTGAAAAAGAGGAACCACTAACTGTAGGTGAAAAAGCTGAATTAAAGAACCTGTTATTTTTAGCCAAAGATAAGATAGCTATAAGGGCAGAGGGTCAAGATACTAATAAAGGCCTTACTGTAGGAGATGGTAAAGGCGTATTGGGATTAGTAATGAGGGCCATGACTCCAGAGGACTTTGTATTTAATGAATATAAGAAAGGCACTGATGATTCAGCTTTCCGTGGGCTCAATTTAGAAGAAGTTTTGATTCCTTTGTCTTTGCACGCTAATTGTAAAAGAAAGAAAGAGGCAGGTTTTGATAATGATGATGAGATAACTTCTGATTATTGTGACCAAGCAATTAATGCGTGGGGTGAGTTTAAAGACCAGCTAGAAAAAATGATGAAAGTTCACGAAAAGTGGTTACCTCATTTTAGAAATGGGGAGTTGGCTACCTTAAGCACAGATGATGAAATGTTTGATCAATTATCCCAGTTTCTTGGCCCAAAGTTTGAAGGATTAATGAAGGGCCTATTGTCTGTGTCTAATGATTCCATAGGTATACGACAGCCAGACTTCATCGTTAGGGTAGGAGAGAAGACTGGTATTGCTTTAAAAGATGATACAAATGAAATCTGGCTAGAAGACAAAAATGGTGGGTGTAGTAAGGCTGAAGAGGGTATGAAAAGGCAAGGCCTGGAAGGGTTCGAAGCTACAAGAATGGATGCTAGGGAAGCATTTAAATCTAGTCCAAGTCAGTTTTCTATAGCTCAAAAAATGCAACCTTCGTTATCCGAAAAAGGGTCAACAGTATGTGTTGCAGGTGTTAGTATTAAGAACTATTTATCGTTAGCTAAAAAGAATCCTAAATTTGGTGAAAACTTTTTAGGTAGAATTGGGAGACTTTTTGATTGCATTGGTAGTGGGGAGTGTGATCCAAAAGATAAGAATGACCGAAAAATGTTAACAAAGTTTCTAACTAAGCTTCCTGAACAAATGGGGCAGGATCCTGCAACGTTTTATAAGGAAGTGACTGGATACGAAAGCAAGAATAGGGCTATAAGTGAGTCTGTTGATGGGCTATCCTTTAACCATGACGCAATAGACCCAGAGACTGGTAAGATAACAAATACTAATTCAGTAGAAACTTCTGTAAAAGCTATCATTGATGGTATTAAAAAGAATAATAAATTAGAAGATACGTTGGATACGGATACGCTTGTTGGGGCTACGGTCACGAAGTTGCAAGAGCTAGATTTAAAGGACCCAAAAAATATGGATAAAGCAAAGCAAGCGATAATGTCTCATTTGGTTAATGCTAAAAGAGCTAAGGATCTGGAACAAGAGCAAAGTAAGGGGATAGTCGGCCCAGCCACTAAACACATGTTAGCTTCAGCATGGGCTATTGGAGCTTCAAATAATGATTATGCTTTATTTGATACTAGAGGGTTGACGGAGGGAACAACCCACACAGCATATCAAAATGATTATTTAAAAGAAATGATAGCTGGTGTTAAGAGTGGTAAATGGGGTATCTCGACAAAGGGAGCTACTGTAACCATGTTTGATAAGTCAAACCCCAAAAGAGCCGCTAAAATGTCCAATCAAAACAGGTCTAGAGGTGCTGGTGGTTTAGATAGTGTTCAGGCAGAATTTAGCATCACGAACGGTTATCTACAATCTGAGAAACCTACTAAGGGAACAGAGAATAACTCCGTTCAATCTTTCTTAGATACTCAGAAAGTTCTACTAGAAGATTTATTATCCTCTATGAAGTAAAGAAGAACTCATTTCCTACTTTTAGTAGTTCATCCAGGGGACAGATAATATAATCTTTATACTCTAACTTAGTCTCTATAAC